CTATACAAGTTGAAGTGGGAATACTACACTGGAAAGATTGATGAGGAAACCCTAAAACAAAAAGGATGGGAACCTTTTGACCACAAAATTCTACGCAACGATATCAGCGTCTATATGAATGGCGATGATGACCTGTGCTTGAGAAAAGAAAAAATGGCATACATTCAGTCCATCGTAAACTATCTTGAAGAGGTCGTGAAAGAAATCACATTTAGACACACCAAGATTAAGAATGCTATTGAATGGAGAAGATTCCTTTCAGGAGGTTAATATGAATGAATACATTGAATTAGTTGAGCAAAAAGACATTTTTGGATTCCCCGCATGTGTTTATAGATTTAAAAAACATAATGAACTTAAAGAAAATATGATTAATTATCTTGGGTCTAGAGAGGTTGTTTCAAGATGCTTTACTACGGGTACATATTTACGTTCTGATGGTATGCAAAAACCAATTTTGCACAGTGATAACAAAGTTATGACTGATTTAAGAAAAGCATTTGAGACAGCAACTAAACATTTTTACGAAGATGTTCTAAAAGCAAATTTAAGTTTGAGTGGCGTTGACCCAAGAAAAAGAAAAGTATTTAAATCGGTGATGAAACCAAAAATCACTCAATCATGGATGGTGAGAGTCCCTCCAAATCCTGATAAACAACCTTGGAAGCCAATGACAACCCACCAACATTTTCTGTCTCCTGTGTGCGGCTCTTACTACCTAAAATTGTGCAGAGATGAAAAAACACAGGGTGGTAATTTATTGTTCACTAATCCCAGTTTGAATATTTGTGACCCGTCAAGCAACACCAATATTTTAGGAAAATTTTTGAAATGTAGTGGTATTGAGTGGGAAAAAATTCAATCGGTTGATGAAGGTGATATTGTTTTGTGGGCAGGAGCATTGCAACATACAATTGAACCCACGGCTTTTATGAAAGACGAAAGAATTTCAATTATTATCAATACCTGCCCAGACCCTTTGGCATCCTCAGCATACAATTACGTTTACAACATTACAAATTTCTATGAGGAGGACTGAAATGTGTAGGGAAAATACCTTGATAAATAATTTATATGTCAGATTATGTAATCGAGGACTTAGACTCCTGTAATATCAAAGTGAAGTGTGAAAGACATCATGCAAAAGAGTTGTCTGATTTCTTCAC